GATCAATTTTACAACGTTATTTTACAATTGTATCAGAAGAATAAGATTTAATCGTCACAATAAAAAACCCTCTATTATAAAAATAGAGGGTTTTTGTTTTAAACAATATATTTAAACTTCTACCGCGCCATATTTGTCAATATGATTTATCATATCAATGAAAGTGCGAAATACATGCTTTCTATCATTCATGACCAACCAATATCCCCGTTTATCTTTGTATATAGTAATTTTTAGTGGAATTGAATGAACATTTTGATGTTTGCCTTTGGAGTGATTATATTGTAATCTGGTTTCTCCTTCTGGAACAAATCCCATTCCAAATAACCAATCTAACTCTTTCCAATCCCATCCATTTGGATTATCAATATCATCTATTTTATATTCCGATGACGACGTGTCTTCTTTTGAAATTAACGATCTTAAATGTGTCATAGATTTATATTCATTGATTTTTTGATAAAATTATATAACAAACCAGCCGTTTCTGCTTTTTTGTTTTGGTCTAATGTATAATTGTTATCTTTATTTTTGATCAAATTATCAATTGGATCTGATAGTCTGTAATATACCGTGGTTGGTTTGATTGGATCTTTCAAATAATCATCTTCATTTTGATATTCTATATACCAAATTCCATATTTCATAGAAGTGGAACTGCTGTCTGATTTGTTTATCAATTTTTTGATTACAAAGTAAAAATTATTGTTATTTACTTCTTTTGAAAAACTCAATTCTTGTCCGCGTATAGATGACGGATTTTCTAAATTTGGTTTAATGGGACTTATAATTTCTTTAATTTTATCAATTTCAAATTGTTCAAATTTTAATCCAAAATTATTGGACAATTCTTTTTTAATATCGGCATTATCCTTTTTCATATCAACATCTTCATTGAGAGATGAATTGGATGTTATTATTTTTTTAAGAACTTCCTTCAATTTTGTTCGGATTTCGTTCTTTTTTGCATCAGGCACATTCGCATATAATGCTCTAAGATATCGTTGTACATTACCTTTTGTACATCCAACTTTTTTGCCTGTGTCTTTTTTGTAGATACATTTACCTCGTATTGAATATGGCATAATAATATGAACTACACCTAGGTTAAATACATAGATACTTTAATAGGACAGTTCTTGCCCTGTTGATTTGTGAATTAATCAAATATAAATATAATCTATTCAATCAAAATCACAAAATATTTTCAATTTTAAATTGATGTGTCACAGTTTAAATTGAGGCAATTCATTCACAAATCCTAACTGAAACGGATTGTTTTTGACAAAAAAATTACAAATATTAAAAATTTTATTCATTTTCAATTTTTTATTTATATTTATATTTTAGTATTACGGCTTTTCTTTGTCGCTTCGTTCGAATATTAATCCTCATTGAAGTTCATTATCAATAACTTCAGAACAATATAATACTAAATCAATATGTCAAATCTATTAAAAGAGGCAATTGCCGACGCCAAGGCTGTTCGTGCTACTGCTCTCGCAAACGCAAAAGCTGCATTGGAAGAAGCTTTTAATACAAAAGCCGAAGCTATGTTAGCAGAGAAACTTAAACAAGAAATTTACGATGATGAAAATGTTGAAATGGCAGAAGCCGTACCAGCATCTTCTTCAGGTATTTCAAATCCGTCTCCCGCAGGTGTTGACGCTGACAGTGATGAACAAGGCGCACATCCATTAAGAGTTGATAGATATGTGAATGAAGAGTCTGACGAGGAAGTTGTAACCAATGAAGAATTGGACGAAATTCTCAAGGAATTGGAACAAGAGTTAAGTTCAGATGAACCTGCTATGGAGGTTCCCGTTGCTCCAGAAGCTCCAGAAGCTCCAGAAGCTCCAGTTGCCCCAGTTGCCCCAGTTGCCCCAGTTGCTCCAGAAGCTCCAGAAGCTCCAATGGCTGCATCAGAAGTTGGTGCGGACGACATGGAAGAGGAAATTGACCTGAACGAACTTCTTTCTTCTTTAGAAGAGGGATCTGACGAAGAAGATGAAGCGGAAATGCAAGGTGAGAAAGAAGACGAAGACGGTGAGAAACTCAAGTCAGACTTGAATGAAGCTTACAAAGTAATTGGATATCTTCGTACTCAAATCAATGAAATCAATTTGTTGAACAGTAAGTTGCTTTATACCAACAAACTATTCAACGGATTCAACTTGACCAAGGGACAAAAAACCAGGGTCGTTGAAACGTTTGACTTAGCGAAGAATATTCGTGAAGTCAAATATGCATACACAATTTTGTCCGAATCATATAGTTCCGGTGGATCAACCGTCAAGAAAATCAATACGGTTGCTAAGACTATCACCGAAGGTTTGGCAAGTAAACCAGTCGCGTCAACCGCGCCTGCAAAGAGTGTTATTGTTGAAAACAGCAATGATATGACTTCAAGATTCCAAAAACTCGCAGGAATCAAGAAGAAGTAAAACTTAAGCGAGTATAATCCAAACAAATAAAATAGAAATTATATGAATGATATTAAGTCATTATTGACAAACAACATGAATCCACAAGCCAAATTGATGGCTGAAACTCGTGGATTACAACAAAAGTGGGATAAGACTGGCTTGCTTGAAGGTCTGCAAGGATCTGACAAAGCAAACATGAGTATCTTGCTTGAAAATCAAGCAAAACAATTGCTTGACGAAGCTACCAGTACCGGTACTTCTGCAAACAGTGAACAATGGGCAGGCGTTGCTCTACCACTCGTTCGTCGTGTATTCGCAGAAATTAGTGCCAAGGAATTCGTAAGTGTACAACCTATGAATCTTCCTTCAGGTCTGATCTTCTATCTTGATTTCAAGTATGGTACGAACGTTCCTACTGCAACAAACAGCCAGTACTCTGGATCCGGTAACAGTTCATTATTCGGTGGAACGTCCAATGCAAAACTCGGTTCTACCGATGATGCAGTCGGTGGTTTCTACGGAGTGGGTCGTTATGGTTTCACTGAAAAGTGGAATGTTGTTGGATACGCTGGAGCGGCTACTGCTTCCGTGACTGCCAACGATCTTCAACAAGATGCTGCTTATACCTCAAGTACATTAGCATTCACCGGAACCAAGATTACTGTTGGAATCGGTACAAATACCTCAAACATTGATTTGAATGCGGCTCGTTCACTTCAAATCTCAGGTTCTGGTATCACAGGTAGCAATATCTTAAGTGCTTTCACTAAGGTATTGAATACTGGTTCGTTGGCCACTCCATATTATCAATTGGTATTCATTCATAGTGGCTCAGTAGCTGGTTTGACTGGTACTACTGCTTATGTATTGTACAGCACTCAACCTACTGATACTACTCGCGGTGACTTTGAAGACAAGTTTACTCCGGCCACTGGAAACTCTGGAATGTCAGTTGATATCGGTATTCCTGAAGTCAACTTGGAACTCAAGAGTGAGCCAATCGTCGCGAAGACTCGTAAGTTAAAGGCACAATGGACTCCGGAACTTGCGCAGGATTTGAATGCATATCACTCCATTGATGCAGAAGCAGAACTTACTGCTCTATTGAGTGAATATGTAAGTATGGAAATTGACTTGGAAATCCTAGACATGTTAATCACGGCTGCTCCTGCTGTCACAACTGAAGCGTGGAGTGCTGCAATCGGAACCGAGTTCACTGCTAAGACTGTCGCTGCCAATGGTTCAGTATCATGGAGTCGTACAGTTGATGCCACAACTAAGACTGCTTACGTCAAGAGTACTTGGTTCCAAACGCTTGGTAACAAGATCCAAAAGGTCAGTAACAAGATTCATCAATTGACTCTTCGTGGCGGTGCTAACTTCTTGGTCTGTGGACCTGATGTTGCTACCGTCTTGGAATCAATCCCAGGATATGTTGTTAATACCGATGGTGATAGTGCCAAGTTCGCAATGGGCGTGAGCCGCGTTGGATCTTTCGCTTCACGTTTCCAAGTATATAAGAACCCTTATATGCAAGAAAATACCATCTTACTCGGTTTCCGTGGAAACAATTTCCTTGAAACCGGTGCTGTGTACAGCCCGTACATTCCTCTAGTCCAAACTCCTTTGGTCTATGATCCAGTCAACTTCACCCCACGCAGAGGTGTAATGACTCGTTATGCGAAGAAAGTCGTAAGACCAGAATTTTATGGCAAAATATACGTCGCGGACTTGGATCAAATATAATAGTTGATTCAATCTGATACACAACCCGAGACCCAAAAGGTCTCGGGTTTTTTATTTGTTTCAATTTTGTTTCCATTCATATTTTAAATGTCCACAATCCCATATTCTATCGTATCTCAATGATTGCATAATTTCCCACTCTGTCAAATTAGAATCATGTCCCATTTTGACCAATTTATGCTTCGTAAAATTGAACCGATGTAGTCTATTTTTGTAATCATCCGAGTACCAATAATTGGGTTGGGTGGGGCCAATTAAAGAAAATCCATTCTGAGTATATACATTTGAATCATCGGACCAACATCTATCAGCATATGTAAGTATTTTGTTGGGATTGTGTTTGTTTATGAAAAATTTTAACATTTTTGAAAATGTTCCAATACAAATTGAATCTTTTAATGAACAAAACCGAGATAATTCGAATTCCCCAACCGAAGAAGATCTATGTCCCTTT